GTCACTTCGTGACGCCCGCCCGACCCTAAACCATTAACCCAAGGTTAGAAAAGCGTGAGGTATCAAAAAATTTTATAATTAGGTATTGCTTTATGTAATATATTGTGTTAATATAATGGTGTAAAGAGGAGGACACATTATGAACACAACGAAGGGTATCTTAGACCAAATGATCAATCAAGTGAATTTAAACTTAAAGGAAAAGGATTTTCACCTTGAATTAAATGGATGTATTTTAGAACTTGTTAAAGGTGATGATCGTTATTGCTTACTTGTTGAAAGTGACAGACATGTAATGTTTACATTTCTAATGCATATTGATGATTTTATTTATGTTTTTGTGTCTTTAAAAGAAAGGGGGTGAATAATTAAATGAAAGGTGTGAATAATTATTATGATCTTATCAAATGGGCAAAAGCCGAAAGAATAATATTAAAAAATAAGTTAAATATGGTTTGGGGAAATGGATACTATGAAAGAGACCAATAAAACAAGCAATGTATTTTGGAAGGTTAGGAGCATTAAACGATTTATTAAAATATATGGAGGTGAATAACATGTCAGAATTAGAAATCTACAATGAAAGAAATATGTATCATGCTTTGGAGATCTTGAATAGGTTTTTAGAGAAAAAAGGAGCATATTATTTCTTCAAGGTTGGGTATAATCAAAACACATTGGATCTTATTGTAATTAAATATGTAAACATTCCAAGCTGTAGGGGATTTGTTGAAAAATACATTCTTTCAACAGAAACACCTTTAAAAATGGGTGTTGAAATTACAAAAATACATACATTATTGTTTAACATTTTATAGAAAGGAAAACTAAAAATGAAACACTTTACACATTACCAGATTGCCAAATTAACAAACGCACAGAGAAAAGCTGAGCTTTTCCAAATGTCAGAGGATTGCATTTACATATCACAGAAGAATCACTGTGATGTCAATGCACACGCACGCATTTATTTTGTTCGTGAAAGTTTGACAAATTATTATGACCATAACCCGGTGACAATTTATGATTTTTTACAAATGCAGACCAAACTGGAAACATTGTTTGATCTAATGAGTTGTGGACTAGTAAGGGAGCAGAAACATGAAGAAGATTAAACACACGATCAACGTTCGAAATTGCACCATGTTGTTTTTGATCATCTATGCTATTTTAGTCAGTGTCTTGGCGGTTACACTGGGCATACAGAACGATGCTTTCCGGATTCAGCTAAAACATATGCAAGTTGATGTTAGCTGGCTCAAATTTCAGTTTGATTTACTTCAGTTTATAACAGACATGTGCATCTTTGTATTTGTCTATGCAATGGCTGTTATAATATATTCCATGAAAGAAAACAGAAAGGAAGGTGAGAATATGAGAGAACCAAGACAAGTAGGCTATGTCGAACTTATCAATGGCCGACAAATTGCCTACACAAACGCAGTGCGAATGTCGCAAGGGTGGTTGTTAACGTTACCAAGTGGCAGTACGATCACATTGTTAGATGCAGAAATAGGAAGGTGGTTATAACATGGATTTTATACAAGTCATACATGCACTAAAAACAATTAAAAAACATTGTCAGGAAACACCGCGTTGTGAATCTTGTAGATTACATTCTAAAAATGATCCATCTAAATGTGGTGTATGCCAGTTTACTTTTATTCCAGCCAACTGGGAGTTTGATTTAGAATCAGAACCAATTGTACCAAGTATTTTCAAATAGAAAGAAGAGGAAACAAAAATGAATAAAGTTATTTTAAGCGGACGAATTGCAAATGAGATCGAATTGATGAAAACAAAATCAGGTAAAAGCGTAATGCGCTTTGCTTTGGCGGTGCAAAAAGACAAGGAAAAAGCTATTTTTCCAACCATTATTTTGTGGGACAAACAAGCCGAATATGTCGAAAAATACGGACAAAAAGGCATGCGTGCCATTGTTGAAGGACATTATGACATTCGAAATTCAGAAAGCAAAGGGAAAGTGTATGTAAACCATGAGATCAATGCAGAACGTATTGAATTGATCTTTGACAAGAAAGAAGAACCAAAAGAAGAAAAAACTTCCTTGCAAGATGATGACTTGCCATTTTAAAATTTAGGCAGAAACATTCTGCCTATTTTTAAAATTCGGAGGTGGTCAATTTGGCAAAGAAAAAACCAAAATTTAGGAAAAGCTATGAAGATCGTAAAAAACTAGAAAACTATATCAAAAGTGCACGTAGGACCGCAACAATTGCCAGAAAACAAGGCCAGGAAGTCTATTTTACGGAAGTCAAAACATTATCGGATTTTTCTTCACGTGATGAATTTAATAAATACATCAACAGTATCAAGCGCTTTAACCGGGAAAACCGCTATTATGTCAATCGCCGCGGTGTTGCCTTTAAAGTGCAGGATATCAAAAAAGCCAATGATCTCATCAAGCAGGAAAATAAGATCCGAAGAAAACAGCGTAAACAGATATCCAACTTAAAACAGACCATAGGCGGGGAATATAATACGGTTAAATTAAACAAGGCGCTGCGTGTCGTAAAAGATGAGCGTGAGCGTATTTTTGAATATTTAAGACCGGTCAACATTGAAAGCTATTCATCTGAACAGCAATTAAAAAAGCGCATTACCAGTTTAAGACGAAATGTAAGAAATCCAGAGCTAAAAAACAAGAGACTGCGTGATAATTACTTAAAAGCCTTGCGTAACCAGCGAAAACAAGGCGCTATGACATCCAAACAATTCAGAGAAATGTCAAAAAGTATCAAAAGACTTTCTGTATCGGATTTTACAAAATGGTTTTATCAAGAAGAAAGCAGTGTGGATGCGTTTAATTTGTGGTATGTGAATTTCATGGAATCCGATATCAAACAATCGTTTGAAGAGGTATCTACCAGTCTTTCCAAATTTGTTAGAAGGACAGTCAAAAACTAGTGCAAGTCTATTCATGTGATTTTGAGACAACGACCGACCCAAACGATTGCCGCGTGTGGGCGTGGGGTGCCAGTGAAGTTGGAAAGACCGAGCACAAGCTTTTTGGAAATTCCATTGAGACGTTTATAGAATGGATCCAAGGAAAAAACATAAAATGCTATTTTCACAATCTGGCATTTGATGGTGAATTTATCATCAGTCATTTGCTGAAAAACGGATGGAAGTATTCTAAACATCCTAAAGAGGGATGTTTTCACACGATCATATCCAATCTGGGGCAGTGGTATGCGATTGAAATCTACTGGAAAGTACGAAAAAAGCATACAATCAAGACGACCATTTGGGATAGTTTAAAGTTGATTCCTTTCAGTGTTAGACAGATCGCGCATGACTTCCATTTACCAATTCGAAAGCTACACCTAGACTATGATGCCAATCGAGAACCGGGACACCTTTTAACGAGAGAGGAAAAGGAATATCTATTTAATGATATTGACATCGTGGCCATGGCCTTGGAACAGTTGTTTGATGAAGGCTTTAACAAGATGACCGCAACGGGTGCCAGCTATAAAGCCTTTAAAGAGAGCTTAGGCGATTCCTTCAATAAGCTATACCCTGGTTTAAGTTTGGAAAGCGATGCCGACATACGACAGTCATACAGTGGTGGTTTTGTTTGGGCCAACCCAAGGCATAAGGAAAAGCTTATTTTAAATGGAATGGTATTTGATGTAAACAGCCTATACCCTTCACGTATGTATCTGGAGCTATTGCCTTATGGATTGCCGACGATCTTTGAAGGGGAACCAAACCCAGAGATATTGAAAACACGACCTTTATGGGTGGCCAATGTCAATTTTGCCTTTGACATCAAACCGGATCATATACCTTGTATATCACTGGACAAGGTGACCATTTACAACGGATCCAAAGAATATATTGATTCATCGAATGGGGAAGTTGTCAGCATGACACTAACCAGTGTGGACTGGGAACTCATACAACATCAATATGATGTGTATGATGTGTCTTTCAATGGTGGGTATTATTTTCGTGGAAATGTGGGCGTGGCCCGTCCTTTCATTGATGAGTGCATGGAAGTCAAGAAAAAGGAAAAAGGCGCCAAGCGTTTTATAGCCAAAAGAAAAATGAACAGTGTATATGGGAAGTTTGCAACGAATCCGGATGTGACACCAAAAATACCTTACTTGGATGAAGAAGGCATCCTGCGAATGGCAGAACCAAAAATCAAGGTGTGGAATCCGGAAACAGACGAAATAACAGAAGAAATTGATACAGAGATGCGATACCCTATTTATTTACCGTATGCCACGTTTGTCACAGCATACGCGCGCAAGTATACGATCTTAACCGCCCAGAAAGTGGGAATTGATCGCGTGGCGTATATTGACACGGATTCTATCCATCTGGTAGGAACGGATGTTCCGGATGCGATCAAGGATGTGATAGATGATAAAGAACTTGGCTATTGGGGACTGGAAAGCGTATTTAAACGTGCCTATTTTGTTGGCGCCAAAACGTACATTGAAGAAATCGAAATTTCTTACAATGAATATAATGACAGACAGTCTTCCTTTATCGAAGATAACGATAAAAAGGATAACCTTGTATATTTGCGTGACGGGATCGCATATCGACTAAATGTCAAGTGCGCCGGGATGACGGAAAGCGCCAAGCAGAACATCATATTTGAAACATTCAAGGTGGGAACCAGCGTACCGGGATGTTTGAAAAAAAGTCATGTGCCTGGCGGTGTGGTTTTATACGATGCTCAATTCAAGATCAAGAGACGATAGGAAAGAGGTGACAGGATGAAAAATAAAGCCTATGACTATATCAATCAATTCACCAGAGATCACTATAAGCGATATAATATCATCGTGCCAAAGGATGACACAGTTTTAATTGAAAAGCTGGAAGAATACAAGAAAAAGCACCAGCTTTCAAAATTTGTTCGTCTGTGCATCCGAAGTCAAATTGAAATTGACGAAATGAAATAAACATAGTATATTTATCACGAAGGGGAGCAATTTCAAAATGGTTGCTTGTTCCGGGTGCATCATGGTGAAACATGCCGGAATAAAATTACACCTCATGCCGTGTCATTCATTTAATTGTATCCTTTTCAATCTCATCTTTCTTAGTTTTTTCTAAGACCAAAAAGCAGAAAGGCGGAAAACGCCTTTTTGTTTTGCTTTTCTGGAAAATGTGATATATTATTAAATTAAAGAGGTGATTTGAATGACACAAGACGAGATGAACACTCTGATAGGCCAGGTCCTGGAACAGGACGACCGCGCCGAGCGCTCAAACTTACTGGATACGTTACGCGGTGAAGTTGGGACCTTGTTTGAAAGCAACGAAACATTGACAACAGAAAACACCGACTTAAAAGCCAAGAATGAGCGACTGGTAGAAGCCAATTCAAGTTTATTTATGAAAGTGGGCTTTGATTCGGAAAAGGCAAAAGAAAAAGAGAAAAAGAACACGAGTGATTTTAACATCAAGAAAATGTTTTAAAAAAGAATGGAGATGAAAGAAAATGGCTAAAACAACAGCAAAAGACGTAGCTAAGGCGATTCAGACCAATCTGGGATTGGAAGCTGAACCAACTGGACAGCAGGTAGCACATTCTATGTACATGGCCGCTTCGGAAAATTTGCGTGCCAGTGTGGGTGATCCTTTGGAAACAAATTCCTTGGATTTTATGAATGGATTGCTTGAATATCCAGAAACATTGGCAACTGAATGGGTGACATTAGCAACACGTATCGGGCGCACCATTGCACACACAAACATTCTTTCCAACAGACTTGCACCATTTAAGATGCAGAACATGCCTTTAGGCTATACGATGGAAGAATACTTTGTCGAAGCAGCTAAAGAACATGCGTACGATCAAGAAAAATCGGAAACAAATGTTTTCAAACGAGAATTACCAGATATCAAGACAGCGTTTTACATCGTGAACCGAAAAAGCTTTTATAAGAGCACGGTGACAGACGATGACTTACGTAGCTATTTTGTGACTTGGGATGGTGTCAATAGTTTGATTGCTAAGATCGTTGACAGCTTGTACAATGGTGATAATCGAGATGACTACAATTATATGAAGTCAGCATTGACAACGCATTATGAAAATGGCTGTATGAAGATCATCAACTTAGCAAACCCTGTCACAGACACAGCAAGTGCTAAGGATCTGGCAAGACAATTGACAATGTATGCATCGATCTTGACAGAACCGCATAATGAATACAATGCGATGGGTGTGACTAAACAAAATGAATTGGATGATTTATATATCATTTTAACAGCTGAATCCAACAGCTTCTTAAATATTGACTGGTTATCACAGACATTCCAGCTGGATGTGGCCAACTTCAAAACACACGTGTTGGTGATTCCTACACTTCCAGAAACCGACAACGGAAAAGTGGAAGCGATGTTAGTCGATCGTGAGATCTATCGCGTATTTGACCAGAAATATAACGTCAACACCCAGTATAACGGGGAAGGTCTATACTGGAACTACTGGCTACATCACTGGGAAGGTATCGCTACAAGTCGTTTAGCGAACGCGATCGCCTTTGTAAGCGGCAGTGCTGAAAACAAGGTATCAGGTATCACTGTAACTCCGGATGCGATTTCAATCACAGCGAATGAAACCAAAAAAGTAAAAATGAGCATCCAGAAAACGGGAATTGATGCAAGTGTTAATGTAACAGCAACATCCAGTGATCCAAATGTGACAGCCACGATCAATGATGACAAAACAGAAATCACGATCGCAGCCAATGGCAGCGCAACAGCTGGATTAAAAACAGTCACTGTCAAGGACACAGTGGAAACAAGCGTTCAGACGGTAATTCAGGTTGTCGTTGTAGCGTAAATATAAAAAGGGCTTGCAAAAGCCTTTTTTATTTCCTATAATAAGGGTGTAAGGTCTAGCAGGCATATAGATACACTTACCCTCCTTTTACCACTTTAAGATATTTGAGTCCTTTCTAAGCGGTTTTGAACCATTGGAAAACAAGAGAGTCACTTGCACAAAGTGGCTTTTTTGTTTATTATAAGTATAGAAAAAAGAGGTGATAGCATGGAAACAGCAAACGCAGTCGTTCAACTAATTTCTACCGTTGGTTTTCCAATCGTTATGTGTGGCGTGATGGGATATTATGTTAAATATTTAAATGATGAACACAAAGAGGAAATCAGCAAAATAAATGACCAGCATAGAGAAGAAGTCGAAAAATTAACTACGACCATTGAAAACAATACAATTGTCATGGAAAAGCTAAGCGCAAAAATTGACACGATCTTAGACTTAAAAGGAAGTGATGAAAATGTCTGATCTACCAAAGTTTGATCCACTTCCAAATATTGGAAATGTTGTATCAAATAACGTTACCGCGTTCAATCAGGGATATAATTTATATCAGTGTATCAATTATTTGCAAGGCTATGTATATATCGTGTATGAAAATATGGATGTCCTTTTAGATGATTGGAACAACTTCCAACAGGTGGTGAATGAGAAAATTCCTTCAATTGCAAGCGAAGAAACACAGAAAATTTTAAATCAATGGCTAGAGGATGGCACGTTAAACGATCTGATTGCACAAAATCCTTTATGGAATCAGAAACTAGACAAGTCTGGCGGAACGATGACGGGAAACATCAAGTTTTCCGAAAATACAAAAATTGTGGGAACGACACCAGGCGGAAATGATATTGATTTGATTCACAACACCAATGATGGTGCATCTGGTAATTATGTTCAGTTTGGTGATCCGGATGCGAAAACAGTTATTAACTCAAGCCAACAGCCAGTCTGGCATAACGGGGATGATGATTATTTGCTATTGACACAGTCACAGCTAGATACAGGACTGGATGAAAAAGTCAGCAAGTCAGGCGATACCATGACGGGAAACCTTAATTTAAATGCATCCATGAATTTGAACGGTGCTATTACAAGGGATAATGCTTATAATATTATCAGTTTGGATGATAAATATACGTATGTTGGTGATGTAAAATATACCACTGTTTTAATATCGAAAAATGAAGCTGTTTATATTAAATTAAGTTCAGGCGCAGTATATCCTATTTTATCAGGAAATCTGGTAATAAATAATTTGACTACCGCAAATAGTCAACTTCCTTTAGCCGCGAGTCAAGGAAAAGTTTTGAATGATAAATTTTCAGGTATTTTAAAGAATGTATCTAAGTTCTGTTATGTTTCAAAAGTTTTGCAGATATCATCAGTCGAAGCTGTTGTGGATCTATTTACACAAGAAGAATTAAAAGAAATGTTAGGCGTTTCAGACGACACTGGATTTAACAATAAAATTTCAGCTTTTGCTATTAACGGTGCCAAAAACACAAATGCTGCGAATGTTGTTTCAATTAGCTATATTGAAACGGATAAAAAAATGCAGTTGAAAGTGAATACAGCCACTGTTGGAGCAATGCGCGCAAATGTATTAGTTGTCTATTCAGAGAATGGCGGTGAATAAAAATGGTTATTTTTGTTAATTATGAAGTTGGAACTGGGAAAATTATTTCCACTGACAGTATCAAACTCTCAACCAATACAGGTATTATCGTGGATGATGAATTTGATGAAATGACAATTTTTAACTACAAAGTTGTAGATAATGAATTGGTAGAATTGACACCCGAAGAAAAAGAAGAATTTTATCCAACACAAAAGGACGAAAAAGCAGAACAGGAAGCAACATTAGAACAAATGATGTTCGCAAGTAACAAAGCTTCGTTTTTAATCGAATTAGATGATATAGAAGCGGCTAAACTTTCTTTATGCTTTGATCCTTGGACAACCGGCAAAGCGTATAAAGTGGGAGATCGTGTATTATGTGATGGGAAGTTGTGGAAATGTCGACAGGCTCATACATCACAAGAAAACTGGAAACCTTCGATTAACACAGCTAGCTTATGGGAAGTCATCAATGTAGAAAATGCCGGAACCCTGGAAGATCCTATTCCTTATGACCAGACCATGACCGTTTACAATGGAAAATATTATCTGGAAGAAGGCATCATATATAAATGTATACGTGATTCTGGCCAGCCTTTATACGCAACGTGTGCTGGTCTTGTAGGAAACTATTTTGAGGTGGCTGAATGACATGCCAATTTAAAGCCTTGGAAACTATGAACAAACCGGAAGATATTCCATACTCATTGCCGGATGGACTAGAAAAAGAATTTTATCAAGAATTCTATATGCGATGTATCAAGATCTTTCATGCGCATGGTATGAAGGAACGCGCGGATGTGTGTGAACAGAAACTAAAAGAGCTAGGGGAATTATTTTCCTAGTTCTTTTTTATTAGAAAGAGGTGAAACAATGCAGCCAGGACAAACCTTAGTTGCCAAAGATGGAACACAAGTTGTTTTGTGGCCGTTTCCAGTGATGAACATAACACAGCTTTCCGGGCCAGGATCCTTGAGCCATTGCTGTGGAAACCCGGTGGACTGTGTAGGGCCGACAGCTAATTATGACGGGTATGCACCTTGTGACTGTCATGAGGTATATCGAGATAATGTTGGTAATACACGCGGTTATACAAGCGATAAGGAAGTCTATTATGCCAGTCCTTCAGGCACGGGATGGGTAAAGGGGTATGTGAGTTTTTCCTTTACGCATAATAATAACCCGCCAGCACAGACCAGCTTTAAACAAGGGGAAAGAATCACATCAACCGGAACCGCTGGCATGGTAACCGGTGATCATTGCCACTTGGATCAGGCACCAATTGCCAATGCGCAACTGGTAAGCTATGGCGTTACCTGCGCTTTTGGAAACTTGTGTTATGCCTTGCAAGACAGTGTAAGTCCCAAAACGATCTTTTTTATCAATGATACCCAGATACAAAACAGCCAAGGATTGAACTTTTCAACTTTTATTGATGGCACCGAACCACCTACACCAGAGCCAACCTATCACACGTTTTTATTGCCATTAGATCCTTTTGGGATTGAATTATTGCCGGTTAGAATACAGGATGAAAAGCCTATACCGCCAGAACCGACACCAATGGAATGGATCATACCGGGGGATATCAACAATACAAGACCATTGACAGAAGATGAAGCGTATAACAATTGTCGTGCTTTCTGGGCATATTTTAAAGCCAAGGGATGGAGCTTAAACGCTGTGTCTGGTATTTTAGGCAATGCCTGGCATGAAAGTACAGTGAATCCAAACCGCTGGCAGGGTGACGATGCATGGCATCAACCGCCAGATTCTTGGGGGTATGGTCTCGTTCAGTGGACACCATATACAAAAATTATCACATGGTTACAGGAACAGGGTGTCTATCCGGATGTTTCAAAATTTGGACAGAGTGAATGTGACCGCATCCAATGGGAAATGGAAAACAATCAACAGTGGATCGCTACAAGCGCCTACCCGGAGAGCTTTCGAGCGTTCAGCACGTCAACACGTGACCCGTATGATCTAGCCATTGAATTTTTAGCCAATTATGAACGTCCATTTGATCCAAACCAGCCGGAACGTGGAGACACAGCGCGTGTGATTTATAATTATCTACTTCAATTTGAATAAATATGATAAAATAAAAGAAAGAGGTGAGAACATGCCAATCTTAAACAGTCAATTTACACCCGACACGACCATTATATTATTAAAGGGTGTTGAGTGTGATGCCATGAACAATACATACTGGGGATGTTTCAGCACGCCGGGAGAACAATATAATTTTTATATGAACAATTTTGAAAATCAAAAGATAACGTATGATAATTATACATACCAGCGTGCCAATGGTGTTGTTCTGGTAGATGGTGCCTTTGACGATCTTCGAACCTATAATTACATGATGTATCGCAATAAAAAGACCGGAAACGGGTCTAAATGGATCTATTGCTTTATCACATCCATTGCCTACGTTTCCGATAATGTCACATCCATTCTGTTTGAAACGGATGTCATGCAGACATGGCGTTTTGAGATCGAAAAGGATATCCTACCTAGTTTTGTGGCCTATGAGCATCGAGAATTATGGTATTACAATGAGGCAGGAACAAGACTACCATGTATCAATACACAGCCGGAAAACATCGAAATTGGGGATAATCTTGTGTGCCGAAGGAATGCGAATATAGAAAGCGCACAAGCCGATGTAAGTTATATTATTATTACAATGAGCCAGCATTTTGATGAAGCAGATAGCGCAACACTGGAACAAGGTGTGCCAACACAATTATTTCATTATATCTTTCCGTTCGATGCGACAACTGGAGAAGGTATATCATCACAATTTAAGGTTTTAAAACAAGGAATTGGAGAATATTCTATCACTCCATTTGGCACGATCTATGATTTAATCCGAAATGATGAAAATTTTGTCAATAAGTGTTCAAGCATCATCGTAACCAATGCATTATATGGCTTGCGTACGGAATACGCCGGGACTTATAAAAGAGTCATAGCAAATCAAGGGTATAATGTTGTACAAGAAGGGGATTATACGTTCTTGAGACCTTCCAGCCTTCCATTAAATAGCGTGTATTATAATGACACAGCTGGCAGTGTTGAAAGAGAATATACAAACCCTTTCGATATTCTATTAAATTTGAATTTTTTAAAAGAAACAAAATTGATGTTCAGCCCGTTTAGTTTTAGCGTTCTTTCCAACATGAACGGTACATCCAAAGTGTATCATCATGAACTATTTGACGATTTAACAAATATACGTTTTCTGATCGTGGGAAGTATTGACACCAGTAAGGTTGACTATATACCAGAAAATTACAAGGTGAAAAAACAAGATCTTTATGCAAACAATACCCTAAATGGCATGAATGATGCGTTTGAAGATGGCTATGAACTATCCTTGCCGATTGTTACGGACTATACAGCGGTTTTGATGCAGACAAGCAAGAACAGCATGAATGTGGGCGTTTCCAATACCATTCGAACAAATGAGACAAGCATGCGCATTGCCAGCGCAACCGGGCAAGCAATGAGCCAGCAGACCGGTATTCAAAATTCCATGCGTACGCAAATGACTGCCAACAACAATATGTTAAACAGCCAGCTAACGGGTATTCAAAACCAAGTGGCCAATGTTGGTATGTGGTCTGGTCTGGCCGGAAGTCTTGGAAGCGCAGCCGGAAACGTATTAACTGGAAACCTTGGCGGAGCGATTGGATCATTGATTGGTGGTTTTGCCAATGTGTCAAACACAGCCGCCCAGATGCAGGCCAACAATTTGACCATGCAAGCACAGAACGCCAATGCGATGAACAACGCCAGTTTACAGAATAATGCGAACAGTCAGATCACAGCGGTTCAAAATGCGTTAAGAAATACGACCACAAAATACCAGGCTGAAACCAACATTCAAAATGCGATTGAAAGCTATCAGGCCAAAATTCACGATGCCAACGCGACAGCCGACAGCATCGTAAGCGGTGGTTCCAATATTTACAGAGTGATTTCCTTAGGCTTGCAGACACCTATATTATTCATATACACACCAACCGATGAATATATCGAAAGAGCCAGCCAAGTATTTAATGTTCGTGGTTATTCCACTAACCTAACCAAGATGCCAAACTTGCACACCCGACAATACTGGAACTACATTCAGACCGTGAAAGTCAATATAAAAGGTGGGGATATCGATCCGCAAGACTTAGAAAAAATCAAGCGTTGTCTGGATAATGGTGTTACCCTGTGGCATACGAAAGATATATGTGACTACACCAAGGAAAACAGACCCTTGAATGACCCACATAACAACGATAAATTTGGAAACCGAAAGGGGGATATTTAAATGTTACCAACCGATTTTATAAGTGATGAAAAGACAAGTCTTGAACAACTATACCTTAGCTATCTTTTCAATATTGCATTGAACATGTTTGAGTATTCAGACATGCCGAAAAGCGTGGACACGTTTTATTTGGAATTTATCATGCAGACAAGAGGGCTATGCATCACAATTGATGATGAACGTTTTGGCCCGACAGCATTAGAGTGCACCATAGGTGGAAAGCTGAATCATTATTACATGCCGACCGCCTATCGTGGCGTGGATCCAACCGGTGAATTGACCGGAACCTATAACGCCGAAGATGTGATCTTGTTTAAAAACTCCCCTTTATATGCACCATTGCTGCCACAATTGCAATATTATGCCAAACAGCTGGCACTTGCATCCAAAACCATAAACGTCAATCTGGATGCACAATGGACACCCTACATCATCCAAGGGGATAAACGCATGTTGAACCAATTTAACAATTTTATGAAAAAGGTACGTTCTGGAGTACGTGCGATCTTTACCGCTAAAAATCTGGATTTAATGAGCATGCTACAAGTTTTACCGACACAGGCGCCATTTGTGGCCATGGATGTCAATGATGTCAAACAAACCATTCTAAGAGAGTGCATGACATTCTTAGGCATTGACAATGCCAACCAAGACAAGAGAGAACGTGTACAAAGTGCCGAAGTCTATGCCAACAATACACAGATCATTGCTTCCAGAAATATCTGGCTGGCCGAACGTCAAAAAGCGGTGGATGCGTTCAATCAGAAATTTGGAACCAACGTAAAAGTAAGCTTTAGAGCCTATAATGACATGCTGGACATGATGGAAGTAAACGGAACAAGCCTAGAAGAAATGGCCAGTCTGGAAGAAGGTGATGAAAATGTATAGACCATTTAAACCGTGCCTTGTGCCTGTGACGGGCGCCAAATACACAGAAACGATACAAGGCGTATGCTATACGCTGTGTCATAAAGAGATCATTGAAAGCGGATATACATTGACGGATGATGAAATATTAGAGTTGGCCAGGACTAAAATTTTTGATTTTGACTACCAATTTTATACAGAAGATATGATCAATGAAAAAGGATATGTTTCAAAAAAAGATCTGGAAACGGGTATTTTAAATCATTTTTTCTTTGATGAGATTGGCCAAGAGACCTATGCATATTGGAAACGAGAATTGAAACACTGGATGATCATCAACATGCCACGTTATTTCAGTTTATTTAAAACCATTCCTTTTCAGGATCAGGAAAACCCGACATTTAACACGAGCTATGATGAAGAATATACAAGACAGAATACAGGTAGTTCTTCCAGTTCTGGAAAAGACAAGGCAACCAATTTGACAAGCTCAACACCGCAAGGGCGTTTGGACTTGGAAGGAACGAACTACGTGGACAGTATCGTCCAACAGATCAGTGAGCCGGGAAGTAAGAGTGAAACGGATGCAAATGAAGATTATAAATTTCATCGAGAGGGAAACATTGGTGTACAGACACTGGCTGAAGTGTTGCAAGGCTCAAGAGATGCAATTATCACACTGGAAACCAATCTATATGATGAAATGCTAGACTATGGTTTATTTTATAACATTTACTAGAAGAAGGTGAGAAAATGAAATATGAACAATTTAAAAAGTTGGTATTAGGAAACATGTATGACATTGATCATGCCTATGGCGGTCAGTGCTGGGATGGATATGCCAAATTTTGTATTGAAAATGGCATTCCTTATGATCATTGTACTGTCAGCGGATATGTAAAAGATATCTACAACAATCGTAATTCAAACAATCTTTTAAAATATTTCAATGCAATCTTTACGATGCAGCCGGGTGACTTGTGTTTCTTTAAAGAAACGCCAAACTGGACACCATACAGCCATGTAGCGATCTTTGACCATGACAATGGAGACGGGTATGGATGGTTTTTAGGCCAGAACCAGGGCGGAAAAAATGGCGCTTTTAATCTGGCAAAACTACCCTATTCAGCAACATTCTATTATGCATTCAGACTGAAAAACATTGACAACAGTAGCAATCAGATCTTACCCGTCAATGAATTGATTGATCAGATACTCCATGAAGGAAGTTATGTCACTTCCATTCCTATGAAAATTGGCGATCAAGGATTGCAGGTAAAAGAAGGTGCCTTGTGTTGCTACTTAGAAAAATTAGGCGGATGGTATCCAATCTCATTGGTGGAAGAATATGATCATTCGGATGGTGCATTGGATAATGTATTGATGAACACAAATGCACGTGTGTATTTGACACGATCACGTGTTGAAAAGGTCGATATTCCAACCAATCGATGCAAGATAAATGGAATCTGGGTAAACTGTCCGCCTTTGATTGAGGTAGCCTAATGTCTGAAAAACGTTTTCATTTCTACGTTCCGTCACGCGTGAAATCCTACAATAAATTTATCAACTTCATCGTTGGCGGACGTGGAATTGGTAAAACGTATGGATTTAAAGTGGACAGTATCAAACACTATAAAAAGACAGGAAAACAATTCTTTTATTTTAAACGTCACACGACCGACATGAGTACCATAGACACCTTTTTCAATGATATTTCACATGAATTTCCAGAGGATGAATTAAGTGTAAAAGGTGGAAAGAAGTACAATAAATTCTATATCAATGATGATATTTGTGGATATGCAATGCCATTGTCAAGATATAAAACGTTAAAATCATCGTCCTTCGTAAACGTGGACACCATTATTTTTGATGAATTTTTACCGGAAAAAGGCGGATATAATTTATATATACCAAATGAAGTAGAATTATTTTTAAATGCCATTGATTCCATTTTCAGGCAACGTGAAGGCCATGTGTATTTGCTGGCCAATAAAACAAGCATTTCCAACCCGTATTTTAATTATTTTAATATCAGTGTGAACCCAGCCAAAGAATTTAATACCTTTAAAGGGTCGATGATGAAAGAGCAGATACTCATTCAAAATTGTGGTGATGACTACGATAAAGGATCGCAAGAAAAATCATCCTTTCAAAAACTGATATCTGGTACACGTTATGGCGATTATAACTCTGGTGAATTTGCGTATGACACAAATGATTTTATCCTACATATGACACCAAACGCGAAATATATTTGCACAATATATGCCGACGGGATTTATTTTGGTTGTTATGTCGATTTTACAGAGGGCAAAATCTTTATCAATCGAAATGTAAACATGGACTATCCAGCTGTGTATTCCATTGGAAAAGAAATGCGAGAAAATATGATTCTTTCGAAAGGCTGGCGCAATGATAGAGTGCTATCTATGATCGTTAGAAATTATAGGGTAGGAAATGTCTTTTATAATGATCATAGTACGAAGGATATCCTCAACCGATACCTCTCTCTTTTCTAGGCTTAAACTATTGGTTTAGGGTCGGGCGGGCGTCACGAAGTGACATAAATAATTGAAAGGCCCTGGAATGGCCAGAACCTTAGAAATATATTATATAGATATGGTATGAGTAGTTATACGCTCATGCCTTTTCTGTAGGCGTGTTGACGTAATTTTTTACAAGGGTTGTGAATTGTTGGGGAACCCCTAAGGGGGCA